TTTCTGCTGCATCTAGGGCGTTTGTTGTCACAGGCAATGCCGCCAATCTTAATAGTCAACGCAAATTAATAGCAAGTGCCGGGGCGATTGCCTTTACTGGCAATGCTGCAACACTTCGCCGCCTTCTTCGTCTTGCTAGCAATTCCGGCATTTTTAATGCCACGGGAATTGCGGCAGCATTAAAGGCTGGCCGAAGGGTTATTGGAGCCGCTGGCTTATTTAATTTTACTGGCAACGCAGCCAACTTAATAGCAACTGGCCAGTCCAAAACACTCCTGGCCAGCGCTGGAGCTTTTACTTTTACTGGCAATGCTGCTGGACTGCTTAGAAACCGCAATTTAATTGCAAGCCCTGGCCTTTACACCCTTCTTAGCAATGCCGCAACATTCAAATATACGCGCGTATTTATTGCAGAAAAAGGCGCTTTTCTCACCATTGGCAACACCGCCAATCTATTTACCGCTCGCACTGTCTCTGCCAACGTGGGCGCTTTTACAGTGCTGGGGCGTAACGCTGAACTCACAAAACAACAGCGACTTTTTGCAAGCAATGGAAGTTTAATCGTCGTTGGAAGGGAAGCTGAACTACTTGCTGGCCGTAAAGTTCAAAGCAGCACTGGCCTTTTTACCATCGTTGCAAATGACGCACGCATTTTCAAAACACGGCGACGAATTATTAATTTCTGAATGCCGTCTTATTTCTTTAGGCTTGAAATAGAAACGGTTGTTTTGCAAGAAGGATGATATGGGTGGACTGCATGATGATACATTCGTCCAGCCATAGTCATGCCCACGGAAACAAAAATTAAACCAATGAGAACTTCCATGGCCGCATGCTTTCTCCCTTCATTTTAAGCCGTCTAGAGTCCAAGTAATACGAAGTTCCCCACCCAGTGCTTTAACGTCGTAGCTGGCACTTTCGGGGGCCTCGTGAACAATCATAACGGAAGGGACGATGGCGGTAGGCAGGGGTGTGATTGTGGCCGCTGGAAACAATTCCTGAGCTTTTTCTGCAAGCTTATTGGCAACTGACACTCGCTCCTCTTTTTCCCATTGCTCCACTAAAGCAGTGGCTTGCTTATCTACTGTCTCCATGACAATTTTGGTTTTCCATTCCACCCAATCCGGGCGACAATATGCCATGAGCATTTTGAACCATGGCCGCAAAGCAAGAGAGGGCCGCTTTGTAGCAGCCCATAGTCCCAATTCGTAACAAAGAGCGTTTGCCCAGGATTGTTTACTCATTTGGTATTTGCGAATGGCGAATGGCGAATTTTGGAGATAAGATAAAAAGGCAGCGGAACTGCAATTCCCTGCCCACGGACACCTAAAGGAACTAGGCATCATGTCAATCATAGAAGAATGGCGACCCGTCGTTGGATACGAGGGGCTTTACGAAGTAAGCGATCAAGGGCGAGTTCGGAGCCTTGATCGTCTATGCAAAAGCGATAGGAGAAGTGACCAATGGATGAAGGGAAAAATTTTGCGCCCCAAGATTAATCAACATCGACAAAACCGCTGCACAGTTGCACTCACAAGGAAAGGAGTGCCCTCTTATCCTTACATTTCCCGACTTGTATTGACGGCTTTTGTTGGCCCTGCGCCGCAAGACCATGATGCGGCCCATTGGGATGGCAATCCGACAAATAATCGCCTAGACAATCTCAGGTGGGCTACTGTTAGCGAAAATATGGCCGATAAAAAGAGGCACGGAACCGATCCGTCTGGCACGAGAAATGCAATGTCAAAACTGACAGACGAGCAAGTGTTATATATTAAGCGCAATTATAAACGCACCTCATATGGCAACAGTAACGCCCTTGAATTGGCGGCCATGTTCAACGTTTCAAGAGGCGTTATTCTGGGAATTGCAAAAAGCAAGGCATGGGAATCCGTCAGCCTTCCTGAAAAACTGAAATAAAAACTGTTCCAGCTTTAGTTAACGGCAATACCTTGTCTCGAAGGTCTACGTTGAACGCCCTGCAACACCCATGTGAAGGGACCAATGGTTGGCGGGGCATCCATGCGCCCGGCCAACCGTTTGCGCTTCCGCCACCATGCAGCATAATTCCTGCACGGCCATATTTAGCCTCCTGATTTTCAAGTTCCACCATGTCAAAGCTGTACCAGCCATAGGCCATAAGAGTGCGATCGTAAGCAGGCTTGTCACCAACGCGCTCGTAGTCTTTATAGACAGCTCCAATCTTATAAAGCCCTGGAGGAGTGTCTGAATTTTTAGTTTTCCAATCAAAATCACTATACTGGCCACGAGCGAGACAAGGAATTTCCCATAAAAGCCTTCCTTCAAAAGAGAAGGCTTTCATTGTTTCCAAGGCATCGTTAACGATTAAATGGAGATCGCCTTGCTTGAAACCAAAATCTTGCGGGCGTTTCTTGGGGCCAATCACTGCTTCACACGGAAAATAGCTTTAAGGCCAGTCAGGAGCAGTTGCACAAGATTGTTTTCTTTCCAGGGAGTGTGCTGAATAATTTGATCCAAAGCGGCGATAAGGATGCCGCCCACAACGAACCATTCGATGCCAGTCATGGCTATAAAGCAAGTTTCTTAAAGCCTAGCGTTTAATTTCCAAAGAGCGTACACGCTCTTCCATCATTTTCATATTTTCTGTGAGCACATCAAGCTTTTCTGTGATCATTTCAATTTGCGTGGCAATTTTAACTTGCTGATGACCAATGCTCATCATCATGCCACCAGTGGCAAGCAGCATACCTGCGGTTAGAACAACTGCGAAGTCCGCAAGCTTCGCCTGCCAAGCGTTCATTGAAATAAAAACAGTCTTTCATACATTCTATACATTGACGCGCCATTGTTTTTTTGGCTTTAAGCTAAGAAGAGACAGCTAAATATCATCATGGGGATGAGCAATGGACCTGAGGAACTTCTTCACTCACTTGCTGAACTCCGTCCTGGCGATGCCAAACGTCGTTACAGAAAAAGCATTTTTGAGGATTATTCGCTGCGAGGACCGTTTGGCCAATGCGCCTGTGCCTATTGCGGTCAATGGAACGAAAAATTAACGATTGATCACATTGTGCCTAAAAGCAAAGGTGGGCCACATTTTGCGAAATGGAACAATGCCCCATCATGCTTAAGTTGCAATGCAGATAAAGGTAGTCTGCCTGTTTTTGAGTGGTGGAGACCTAAAGAATTCTGGACTCCTCAGCGAGAAGAAATTTTACTGAGCTGGGTTCATTCTCATAGTTTTGTGAGCGCTCACACTGATCTGTCTGACTGGGAAGCATGGTGTGAAGCCACCCAGCGTATTTTACCATTGCATGAAAAAGGGGCCTCTATGGGCCCCTTTCCTATAAATGAATGGTGCGTTGCTTAGTGGTCACAAATGGGGGCAAACATGGCCTCTGAAGGGCCTTGACGCACGCTTGGCATGGGGCAGAAACCATCAGGGCAACCACTTGGCTTTAAGTAGTCATCAGGGTCATAACTAACACTCCCTTTGTCCTCAACAGCGTTTTTCATGGCATCTTCCAGCTCAACAATGGCAATCAAACGCTCAAGATACCATTTAGCCTTCTTAAGGTCTTCAGCGCCGTTTTTCTGGGAATAGCGCCAAACGTACTTTTGTACATTGCCCTTCAGGAAACCCTTGAATTCTTCCATGCTCATAGAAGATTCAATGGCTTCAATACATTCGATGCCACTATCGGCATTGGTGTAATGAGGAGGATGATTAACGAGGTCGGACATAATCAAAATTGGTAGTTGTTGTCAGCAAAGGCGTCAAAAGCCTCTGGGGCCACTGGCTTGCCCAGCTTAAGCAACGCTTCAGCATAAGCCACAATTTCTCCTTGCGCACCATGGCCAATGCGAAGTGAAATGAAATGGAACAGGGCCTGTAAAGAGCACGTCCAAACGAAGGAGGTGTACATGCAGGGAGGAAGAATGCCCCTTGCCTGTTCCCTGCTAATTCCTGCCATGACCATTGCTCCATAAGCCTCCCTGGCTGCCTGAATAGCATCTGCGTAGGCATTAAAAGCAATGATGGCTTCTCTTTTTGCTGCAGGCCCGTCTGATGCTTGGCGATTGTCTTCGCTTTGCCTCATGAATTCCATTGGCACATAAAAGTCCACATCATCTGCTGGACAATAACGAAAGCTCTTTTCGTTCCAGCCCAGTTGATCATCAACGTAAGTGGAGGCAATTGTATGCTTCCACCATTGCCTAGCAATGAACAACGGAGCTTTCACGGCCCATTTAAACACCACGCCCCTAAAGGGAGAAGTGTGATGATGCTTTGCAAGGTAACGAAGAAGCTTACCGTCGCGTTCTGCCCATTCTGTGCTTTCTGCATCAAAGCTTTGGCGAGCATCGTTCACCACAGAAAGACTATTCCCCATGGAATCCAACAGACGCAGCGAGCTTTTTCCGTCACCCAGTGGATCAACTGAAATGGTCATTAGAAAAGAAAGGCGATGGGGCGGATGCGTTGAATTGCCACTGTACTAGAGATGAGAGCATCTTCTTGCTCCCATTGAACCATTGCAGCTTTTCTTCCATTGCTCCCCCGTGTGAAGCCCTGGAAGGTGCCGTATATGGCTGTTGGCACCAGACCAGCCCCTGTGAAGGCGACCAGTACCACGCGCTCTCCTGGCGTCCAGTCATAGTCCTTTGGCGAACGCCTCAGTGTATAACGACGGTTTTTTGGGCGCAAGATTTCGGCCTTTTCACCATCCTCCACTGCCCGTACAAACTGCTTGTCTCTGTGCTTGGTTTGTAGCCTAGTAACAAAAGAAAGCTTGTTCTGCATGACCATGCACTTTACTATTCCTATTGAACTTGTCGGTTACGATGGCAGAAAACGTATGGCTGCCATGAAATTTGAGCATTCCACTGAGCGTGAATTTGCGCTAACGGTCAACCGGAAAGCCATTGATGAATGCACAAGCCTGGAGACCCTTAAGCCCGTAGCAAAAAATCTGCTAGAAGGGTGGTCTTCCATGCAAACAGCGCTTCAAAGTTTGATAATGGAAAACATGCAACTTCGCCAAGCAATGGCAAAGCAACAAGTTGATCTAGAAGCTGCAGAAAAACTCATTTACGATGCTTCTGAGCTTATTGATGCGCTGCGATGTGGGCAGCAATCAAAGCAATCCAAGTGGCGTCTTTGGCCATTTGGCTAGTCAAGAGGAAGATTGTCCAGCCGCTCGTATATGCGAGATTATATTTACGACAATCTCTTTCATAACCGCTGCCAGTGACATGACGGCCACGATTGTAAACACCACCCTGGATTTCGATGCCAATGCGAGTGTTGGGGTGAGCAAAGTCAAGGCGATACCTTTTTGAGCGTTTGCTTTTTGCATGGCGCTCTTGAAAATCTTTCTCCCACGCATCAATGTCAGAAAACTCTCGTTCAAGAACTAACTGAGGGTGATGGGCTTGCCAAAGACTGAGAAATTGATATTCAAGAGCGCTCAAGCTTAGACAGCAGCTAGTTGTACCCTA